TTGATTTGGATTAAAACCGAGATCTAAAACCCCTGTGATTAAACCGCGGGATAAACCTGCAGGAGCAATCCAAGGCTGTGCACTAGTATCTGTACGAGCGTATGCAGCTGCTGCAAAACCCGAAAACGGTAACCATACTTGTTTATCAGCAAAAGGATCATAAACCTTAACCCAGTTACCATATGTTACTGAATAGTTACTGTTAGCGCTTTCGAAAAGATTTTTTAGTGGTGTATATATATTTTGAGAAAATGTTTTACCTTTTAAGGTTAATATTTTTGTATTTTCACCATTAATAAAGACTTGTCTTAACGGATCTGCTATAAACACACAATCTTTTCTTGTAGAGGCTACAAAGTTGTTGAACAGAGAATAGATTACTTTATAATCTGTTATAGTGTTGGAAGCGGGATTTAATAACTCATTTATATCGTTATATTTGGCTTCGTCGAAATTGCCTCCGTCAGAGTTAGTATAGATTGTTGATAGACCGCCATCAACAACAACATCAATTTGAATGTTTTCGGTTGCTTCAACAAAGGATAATACACGTTCTAGTTTTTTAGGTAGATCACCAATTTGTTTATTATCTGATGTATAATACGTTGGTAAGTAAACACTGTTAGGATATAAAGCTTTAACACTTTCATCGACACGTACATGTTTACTTGGTGAATTACTATCTGTGTTAGTCCAATTAATTTTACGTGAAATATTTGGATTTACTAATAGTTTAATATTGTTTGATTTTTGATTAACAATATTTTCTAAGAAGAATGATTGCTGTATACCACCAATAGGTGCTAATGTTTTCTTATTTGAATCAAGAGAGCCGAGATGGGTTTCTACTACACTATATGTAAGTCTTTGAGGTTCGTAAATCGAGTTACGAATTTTATAAACGTTTAGAACTAGTGTATCGTTGTAGTATGGTTGATTCAGCTGGTAATCAACAACACCTTCAATAACTTCAGATATTGAATTTGATCCTGCAGTATCTTTAGTTCCGGATAATGCAAAATTTAAACGAGAGTTTGGTACATCGGCGTATTGTACGCTATTTACTAAGTCATCGTTTGCTGCAGAAAGGCTGTATATACGACTTACAGCCTTAAAGTCACTATTTGCACCGAATTCAGAATTGTCTGTTATTGAAACATAATAGCCTTCGTATTGTTCGTTTATGGCTGTTTTACTCTTATTGAGAATAATAACACCAGCGTTTAAAATTGAATTTTGATAATTAGCAATTGTCGAGTCACTATAAGTTGTTTGTGTGCCTGTTACATCAAATGTGAATGTAACTTGATTGTTATTATACTGTACTGTGTAAGTGCCTGGCGTAGGATCAGCAAGTTGTATTTGAGCTAGTACTGCTGCAGAAGTTGTTTGCGTTGCTGTGCGGGTTGATACAACGGTTACTGTTGTTGTTACCGGTGTTGCGGCGGATAGACTTCCCCATGTAAAGTTACCTTGATCGATTTGGTTAAATTGTTCTTCTGTTAAAGTTATATATTTTGGTTGACCGAGGCGAATTTCATCACTTGCTGATGTTGTTGGAAAAAGTAATGCACTATAGTTGTTTGCAAATCCGTCACCTAGACCTGAACCGTATGGCAGTCTTGTTGTTAGTAGGGAAGCAGAAGAGTTTAAAAGCTGTTTACTTGTGTGATAAAAATATCTCTCTGCTGCTGTTTGAGGTGTACCGTAAACTTGTTCTAGTTCAGAAACTGATGTAATTCTTAAAGTTTCATCTGTTGGACCCTGCGGAGCAAAACCTGCAACATATACAGTAGTGCCGCCACCGATTTGTTGATAGTTAGATAAATCTGTCTCTACTATTTGTACTCCTGGTGAATTTATTGAACGTGCCATAATCTTGTATTATTATTTATGCTTTTTATGGTACTTTTTTATGTAAGTAATTTGACATCAAGCTGACTAAATTGAAATTCTACAGTAGATTCGATCACTTCTGGGTCACGATAATTATATTCAATGCCCCCTAAATTAGTTATAAACGCGTTATAATATATAAATTCTATTTTTTGTTGATTATATTCATTTAAACCTAAAACAGATAAATTTGTTTGATATTCGGCAAGGCCTGAGTTAATACGATCTTTATATGTTTCAATTTTTGAATTAGTTCCGGTATAGACACTTTCTTTCGGGTCATTCAAAACTTCTAACCATTTCCATAAAACCCAATAGTTATTAAAATTATTATCTACGACAAATTTTGTTGTTAATGGAGGATAATTCGGTCTATTAAAACTTGAAACGTTATGAGATTGTCCAGCAAAACGAACCTCGACGGGAGGTACTTGTATATTGGGAACAACTGCTCCGAATATACTAATTTGTAAAGGGTTAATATTTAAAAGTTTATCACTAGTTGCTCGTTTGCGAAGAATTTCGGGCAAGTTTAAAACCAGTATAAATTTATCTTTCCCTAAACGGTTTAATGCGGATTGTTCTGTGGGTTGTGGTGTATCGCAAAGATCGGTTATCATATTAATGTCTTCCAACCGTTACTAACGAGGTCAAAATAATCTGAATTATCTTGCATTTGTTCGTATTCTTCATTTGTTAATAATGGTTGATACTTTTCTACATCATTACTATTTTGAAAAACAGTAACGTTTGTATTATTACTTAAGTCTTTTACTTTATATAAATTTGTGTCGAGTTCATAATAATCATTGTTTGTAATTTTTAAAGGTTTGTTTTGATCATCATACTCTTCAACATTAAAATATTGTTGACAAATTTCTGGTTCGAGAATAAACAACCCCCAAACTAAAGCCATAATTCTGTCATCGTAAAACAAATCATTTTTTTTACGGTAAGTTCCGTTAGGGTAACGTATGAAGGTTTCAAACTCTTTAATTGTTTCTACATCATTTACGTGAACTGTTTGTAAAAAGTTAACCCAGTATCTCATATTTGCAACACCAGCAAATCGTAAATTGTTGTGAGATAAAATTCCTAAATGTCTAGTGTTAGAAAACGAGCCTGTGTTTGCAAGTTTAGAACAAGATACAATTTTTTCATACATGTGTTTATGAAAGAGAGCGTCTATGACTTGAGCCCCGCAATTATTTCTTTCGACTAATAACGGAGGGTTGCCCCACTGCGAACAAAGAGATATTAATTTATTAGCGTAATGGTACGGTTCAACTATATTAGTTCCGTATACTGCTACCTGTTTAATATTTGTTAAGTCTGTAATATCAAGAACTTGGGCTACAGAAGCAGCACGACCGATACCTTCTCCTACATCAACTCCTATAGCATATAATTTAGATGCATCAGGTACTTCAAAAACCTTATATGCCCCTTCATCTCCAACATATATAGACGGCTTTTTTTGTTCTTTAAATCTTTCAAGTACTGACGCCCCAACAGCAGAATTACCAGGGTCTAAAAATGTGTTGCCAAACTCTTGTTGAAAAGCTTCATCTGAGCCAAGAGCTGCAACCATTTGTTTTCGCCATTTCTCTCCGCGACCTGGAACATCCCACCAGTCAATACGTTCTGCTTTCCAGCCGTTTTGTTCTTTTTCTGCGCCTGAGTAAATTTCATAAAATTTATTACCAGTACCGTTAGGTGTACTGACCATGAAAATTTTTGTTTTTTTACCGGATGATATGATAGGTATAACTGATTTCCAAAATTCATCCATAAAATGGACATCAATAAAGGCAGCCTCATCTATAATCAAAATAGACGCTGTATCACCACGAGCGGCAGTTGATGTTGTTGTGCTTATACCTATACTAGAACCGTTTGCAAAAGTAACTCCTGTTTTACCATATTCTTTAACACCTGGTTTAAGATAGTTAGGTAACAATTCATACGCCATTCGAACACGTTTAAAAATATTAATTGCCGTTGACTCTTTGTTAGCAACAATAATAACTCTTTGATCGTCAAAAAAGCATGTATTCCATAATGCGTAAATTGTACTAATTGTTGTTTTACCACACTGACGAGACGCCAATACACAAACAAATCTATTGTCAGCCAGAGACTTTAAAGCGCGTTTTTGAGCTTTATAAAGCTCGATTTTCATCTTACCCTGATCAAGATTTACTATATAGAAATGTTTTTCAGCAAAATGTATAATATTTTCTTTACATTTTTTAAGCTCTTTAACCATTTTAGGTGACCACTCAAACTGGGCATCCTCTTTTGGTACATTTTTATCCCCGCGATAATATTGTGAGTCATCTATAGGGGCTATAGATTCTAACTCTACATCATCCTTCATAGCTAATATTTAGCTATTATTATTTATAATTCCAAGTAATGTTGTACGTAAATGTTCAATTAAAGCATCTCGATCATGTGGGTTTGTTGCATGCATTATACATACCTTTTCGCCGTTTAGATCATAACCAAGCACCATAAAGGCTTTTAAAAATTCCCCTACTATAGCATCTAAATGTTCAAGATCTTTTACTTTATGCTGTTTAATAGTAGCAGTATCGTAAAAACGTAAAAATGCTTGTTTTATTACATCTTCTACTTGCGGTATTTGATCTTGTGCTAAAATATCTTCAGCTGGATCTATGGCACTTAATTCTGCTGCAATGGTTTTCTTTTTTCGAACAGAGACTTTTTTTGGCCCTTTCTTTTTATTTTTACCTTCGGCCATATAAAGTTATTTATTAAATTTTTTATTATACCCTGGCGCTTTGTTATTAATATTATATTTTACTAAATGCTCAATAAGCACTTCAAACGAACTTGTTTTAATTTTTAAACGTCCAGGTATATACTGACCGCCATCATGAAGTTCAAAATAAGTGTCATCTAAAAACGGATCGTTAACGTAGCATGTACAAAATACAGATGAAACACCAGGGTCGATAATAATTGTCCACGCCCGAGGATCGACATTATTGTACTCGGTAAACAGCTTATGAGCGTAGTACCCTGAGTCGCGAAGTCTTTTTAAGATGTAACCGAGTGTGGTAATTTTATTTGACATAATAACATTTATACTTTATAAGTTTATTTTACAAGAGCAGATATAATAAATTTTATAGTTATATCTTTTTCTTTAATTTCAAAAAGTGTCACTTTTAAATCATTATTAACTTTAATTGCAAATTCATCACATTTAATACCGGCTAATAATCTAACATTCTCTAAATTTAAAGGTAGTGTATTTTTAATATTTTCCCCAGCAAATTTATTTGTTACAAGATATGTAACGTTGTTTATATTTTGTCTTTCTAAGTCATTTAACTCACAATAAACATTACCGTCTTTTGTAAAGAAATAAAGTTTATCAGAATCAGTAGCTATAGAACTACCTTTTAAAATTTCATTAAATTTAGTTATAGGGAGAATAAAAGCAGTGTCATACTTTAACTGTTTTATTTTTTCGGGATTAACAGGGCACCTCTGCATATAACTATCTTCTAATAAGTAGTAATTAAACTTAAAAGAAGGTGTTGTATATTTGAGATGATTATTTTCGATAGTTACTACAATATTATTTTCTTCTATGCAATCAAGCAAACGAACAAACTTTTTAACATCAGGTAAATTAATACGAGGTATACCTTTAACACCTACATCTGCCTTATAACTCGCTAATAAAACAATTGACCCGTCCTGAGAGGCGCAGGTCGTAAATATCTCGTCGTCGTTAATAGAAATTGAAACATTATCAGTTAGTTTACTGATTGGTTGTAAAAATTTCTGTACGAAAGAGTCTTTATTTACAGATAGAATGTTTGTCACGGTTTAAAATCTTATCTAATTTATTGTTAATAGAATACAGGTAATCAACAATTAAATCAAGCTGCTTAAGTGACTTTTTCTGTGTAGCTTCATCTAAAAAATCGAATGTTAGCTGATTTGGGTCTTGCTCGGTAGGTATCTGCGGTTGAGGTGCACTTACATTTTGTACCACAGGCTGAGTAGTAGGTTGTATTTGGTCATGGTGGTGGGGGTGTGCTAACATCGCTTCTCTATTAAGACGTTGTATCATTTCTTGCTCTTGCGTTTTTTGCATTTGTTGCACACCGGGAAGAAAAGTCTTAGGGTCGATTCTTGTTGCAGGCCCTGACGAGGACTGATTAATAGTGCTATCGTCAACCTTTTTAAGCTCCATACCAGCCATTTTGGCTAAAATAGCAGTTGCAATATCTTCTTCTTTAATCATGAGTTATTTGTTTGAGCAAACTCTACGAATTTATAGAATTCAGCTCTTGATTGATCGCTTTTATCTAAAAATGCTCCAGACATTCTAGCGGTTCTCATAGTGCTATCATGCTTAATGCCTCGATTTGAACAGCAGGTGTGATTGGCTTCTATCATAACCGCTACACCTTTATTTTTTTCGCAAACCTTATCAATATACTCATGTATTTGCATAGTGAGGTTTTCTTGCACTTGAGGTCTTCTCGAAAACCAATCAACAATGCGGTTTAATTTAGATAGACCAATCACTTTACCAGTCTTAGAAGGAATGTAAGCGACGTGTGCTACTCCCATAAACGGGGCATGATGATGTGAACACATTGAAACAACTTTAATATTATTTTGACATACCATGCCATCATAACCGTCAACATTTTCAAAAGCTGTAACTTTAGGGGGTTCTGTATAGCACCCCATTGCTAAATCGGTAACAAAGGCCTTAGCTACACGTCGAGGTGTATCAGCACTATTAGGATCGTTACGCCAATCAAAGCCTAGAGCGTCTAAATATTGTTCATATGCCTGAGCTCCCTTTAATATTAATTCTTCTATTTCTTCTGGTGTATGAACTATATTGTGATTAGCATACTGGAGTTTCTTTTTACTTCTTAACATAAATTAGAGTGAAGCTAGGAGTTCTTTAAGTTTAGCATCAGTATCGTCAACAGCAGGCTTTTCTTCAGCAATCTCTACCTTTGATACTGCAGGCTCAGTAGTTGAAGTCGACTCTTTAATACCTGCAAAGATATTATTAAGTGCTTCGTCTTTCTTAGAAGTAACGGGTTTAGAGATCGGCTCATCATCTTCTTCATCGAGGTTAGTGACATCTTGAATGCAGAAGAAGTGCTGGTCAAGCATACGCTGAAGTTCAGCATAGGTCTTAGGCTTGTTAAACTTACTAAGGTCGTGAGCTGTCTCGTAAATAGCGTCAAGCTTCTTAGCATCAATACCTTCGAGTTTAGAAGGCGAAGTAAACTTCGAAGCTGAGTAGGTAACAAATGCTCTACTACCACCCATACCGGTGCGGGACTCACATTTAATCTTCAGGGAACAGCCTTCAGCAACATCGAAGATTTTAACACCGAATTCATCAGCATCATCTCCGTCAATAGCAGCGTTAATAATTTTAGCAAGCTCTTTACCGTAACGAATAACCTTAACCTTACCTTCGTTATCAGGATTGGTAGGGTCAGTAATGACATAAGCGTTAACAAACCAGTTTTCTTTACGGGTAATAGGTTTAATCTTTTCTTTCTCTTCAGCACTGCCTGTATTATAGGTCTTAAGAACGAGCTGATCAATAGGGCATTGCTCTCCGTAAGTTGAGGGGCAAAGCGTTGTAACAAACTGACCGGTACAAAGACTATTCCATGAGTGATGATAGTAATGATACATCGTTGATTTAGGATCGGTAACATTAGGTACAAGACGAACAACGTAAGTCTTGCCAGGCTCAAATTTCATGATCTCTTTATAAGAAGACTCTTTCTTATCAGACAAAGAGGCCTTAATTTCGTTAAACATATTTTTAGTGAATGTCATAGTGTTATTATTATGGTTGATTTCTCGCAGAGTTCAAGTTTTTATCTACGAAAAGTTTTAAGCGAACAAAAGCTTTTTCTAAAAAAGGTCTTAGTTCTTTAGAGTTTATATATCGTGTCCGGTATTCAAGAAAATTAGTTCCGAAACGTCCAAGAAGTATTTCTCTTTCATCTTTAGGCATTTCTTGTATTGTATGAAATAAATTTGGGAACTCCATTAAAACATAAGGATTAATTTTGTTGTGTTTAATATGATATGTCCAAATTGGCTCTATTCCTCTTTCTTTATAAAAAACATAATCGTGTAGTTGAATATTGCTCTGTAAACAATAATGAACTAAAAAACGTAACGACTCTTTTATATCTTGTATTTGAGTGTCAGGAGATTCTTGAAGTAATTGTTGTTTATAAATTGTATAGGTTTTTATTGCTCTTGGTGATGCAAAATAGGATAAATCAAAATACTGTACATCTTTATAAATTTTATATGGTGCTATAAAATACGTATCCATATTAACGTCAGGATACTTTGAAAAGAAAATAGCAAGACGTTTAATAAAAACATATTTAGGATCGTCTTGAAAATTAGTAAAATCTTGTTTTAAAGTAAAAGCTTTACCTCGAAAAGATCGAGATACAGCTAAGTGTTTATTGTAAATTCTACGCTCTAAATCTGTAATCACTTTTTAATTGACTTTTTAAATAGTCTTTTTGTATTCTTTGATTTTAGTAGAGGTGGATACAATTGCAACAGGCCAAGTAAAGCTTCATGTGTATTTTCTGAATTTGTTATTTCAACAAATAAATCTCTTATATCTTTATTTTCTAAAATAAGAACAAACACAGTAGAAGGATTTAAACGCTTATTATGTATTATTGATAAAAATGATCCGAATTTAAAAACCCCGAGTATGTATTCTTTAGTACACACTTGTTTAAGTGGGTCGTTTCTAGAATTGAAATCATTTAAAACTTTTTCGTTAAACATTTGTATGTAGTGTATTTACTACATATTTTTACATTAATCAAGGTTCCGGATCACTTTCTGACTCTGTTAATTTAGCTAGGGTGTTTTCAGCCTCTTGTACTGCTTGCTGTGTATTTTCTTGGGCAAAATGGTCTGGGTTAACTTCAGTGAGTGTAAGTGTTTCGTACTTAACTTTAAAGGTACAGTGACCGTAGTTAACCCCGAATCGGTTTTTTTGCATACCCAAATGAATGAGTCCGAGCTCTTTATCTTCTTCCTCTTGCCAAAGAGAGCAAATAACATCACAAGTGGCAGCAAGGCCAATACTTTCAGAAATGCCTTCCATCCCTGGTGATTTTGTGTTAAATGCTCCACGGTTTAATTGCGATGCCGTAACAAACGGTATACCATATTTAAACGAAAGTGCCCTTAATTGTTCAGCTATTTCTTTAATTTCACCGTAAGAGTTTAAATTTTTAGTAGTAGGTTTAAGAAGATTAATATAATCAATAACTACTACTTCAGGTACAAATCCCTTATGTTTTAGTTTACCTATGTAGCCGTCTATATGACGTACGGTAATAGTTTTGGGTGCATATTCTTTAACAACAAGTTTTGAATCTAATTGTTTACGTAAATGACCGATTTGTTGTTTAAGCTCATCAGTATAAATTTTAAGATCGTTGTGAGGTATTTGAGTAAGTTGTGCACTAATTCTCTTAGCGTACATAAATTCAGACATCTCAAGAGAAATAAGTAAGGTGTTTTTACCTTTCATTACCATGTTGGTAGCTAAGTTACCTAAAAAGATACTCTTACCGACATTAACTTGACCGACAAGACAAGTTAAAGTTTTAGGGAACAAACCGCCTTCAAGTCTTTCATCTAAAAACTTCCAACCTGTGGGAATAGGGTTATAAATTTTAGTAAGCTCTTTAATATGTTCATCAATATCTTCAAAATACCAAGAGCCAATATCTTCAGATAAAGTTATGTTATAAGCTTTTTCAAACTCTTTGAGAGTTTCAGCAGGGTCTGTTTTACCCTGAGCGTACTTTTCAGCTGTTTCTACAATAGTTTTATACAAACATCTTTCTTGTAAGAATCTTTCAGTATTATTGATTAATTCTTCTTTGTTAAACTTTGTATCTAACTCTTTGAACTTAATAGCTACTTCATTAAAGGCCTTTTTTTCGTCGTCAGTAGTTAGTCGGGCCTTAAGTTCGGTGGTATTAGGGCAAAGACCTCTTTCATTAAAAAAAGAAACAATAGACTTAAAAATAGTCTTAACATTCTTATCATTAAAGTACTCAGGGTCGGTGTACTCTATAATTGACGAGAGATACTCTTGACTCAGCAAAGAGTTAAAAAGTATTATATTCTCGTAGTAATCTAGATCGAACTTAGAAGACATCAATCAATATTATCGACTTCTTCTTCAATATCAACTGATGACTCAGATTGACCGTAGCAAAGTTTATCTTGAAGAACTTCTTCTAGTTTAGGCATAACTTTATTCCAAAACTCAGGATTTTTTTCTAGATCTTTTCTGTAACCTAACGACTCCCCGTTAAACATTACTGTGCGGCCTGGCTTTTCAATGACGCTAAACGCCTCAGCAATTTCAAATAGACCCGCATGCTTATCCAGACCTGTTTTGAAATTAAGATATAATTCAGTTTTAAGGTAGTTAGGAACAAATCGATTTTTAATAGTAAGAGCACCCAAAGTGACACCGCTGATATTATGGGCAATAGCAATAGATTGTTCATTAGGATTATCAGATACTTTTTCATTTCTTGTAGAAAGTTGTACGAGAACGGAGGCGAGATAAATTGGCCCCTTGCCGCCGGATTGAGTTTTAACGAGTGTTGGAAACATTTCCATCGAGTCGTAAACGTGATTAGAGAAAAGAACCGGTACTCTTGCTTTTGCAGCTTTATAGGTAAGTACACGCATCATGGATTTAATAGCCTTAGCTCTTTGACCGACATCCGAAGCGTCTTTACCTGAGGCTGTATCCCGAATTTCTTTAGCTGAGGCTAAATTACCCAGCGAGTCAATTGAAACAATAAACTTTAAATCAGGGTTATCTGCTTTAATAACATTATCAAGAAATGTACATATTTGATTACGGCAATCTTCGATAGTTTCAACTGGGTAGTATTTAGTACTAGCAGGGTCCATTCCTACAGCTTCAGCACCTTTTTTATCTACGGCAACCTCAGAATCCCAAATTACAGCAATATACCCTTTCTTTTGAGCATTAGCCATAATTTTATTCATAATAAGTGTCTTACCGGCCATTGAAGGACCAGAAAACCCAGTGATACGTCCTACTGGTATACCTTTATACATAGAACCGCTGATAATTGCATTGAGGGCGTATGAGCCGGTATCAATCCAATCGTCAGCGGTTGATAATGTTGCTGCATCTAGAATAGCAGCATCAGGATTGAGGTCATCTACAGCTTTAAATATATCTTTAAGCCCGGAGAGAGGATTGTCTTTTTTAGCCATACCCCTATTATGAATGACCTTTATGTAAGTGCAACTTATTCGTCAAAAAGTTTTACAACATCTGGGCCTTGTGTAGGCTGTGTTGCTTGTGCCCCTTGTGCGGGTGCAGGGGCGAATAATTGCTGATATTGTACTTGTAATTTAAAATCAAAAGCAATCTCTGTGCATTCAGTAATGTTGTGTCTATTGTACTTCCAGACAGTTGAATCGTTTTTATCAGCTAAAAATTCTTTAAAAAACAATGGTAGAATTTGAAGCTGTAATTGCCCTGTTTGCTGATTTGGTAGGATATGTACTACGGCAGGGTTTTTAATAGTTAAAACAGTATCAGTTGTTTCAGCATCGATACGCTCACCAAGAACAGTGCGTCCTACTGAGTCAAAGAATACTACGAACGGGTTTTTGTTATTTTCACTCATATATATAAAAATTATATTTTATTTTTTAAAAATGCAACTTTTTTATTGTCCCATGGCCTTTTTTGTATAGTACTTTGTATTATACAGTACAGGTGGTAGCATATCTATAGATGTAGCTCTACAGGGGTTAATATCAAGGGAACCTCTACGGGAATAAAGTAGTGTAACAGCACAGGATTCAACTTGTGGGTGTTTCATTATTTCCGTATAGAGTTTTTCAGCACAAAATTCGTGAAATTCGTTAACCTCTCTTAAAGAGATAATTTGCTTAAAAAGTGAACAGGGTTTAATAACTGAGTTAAGTGTATTAATAGAGATATAAGCAGCCCCTGTATCTTTTTGCTTTGTATGTCTGCAACGAGACCTTAAAGCGTTTGTAAAAAACTTATTAGCGTACAATGCTTTATTGTCTTTTACACTATAACCGTAACCAGAATAATTTACTGTATCAAACTCTAGATGGTTCCGCTCGGCGTTGTAATCACTTATTTCGATTTCTTCTATATCTTTACCTAAAAACGTTTGAAGATCTATATATCCAGACATTGGAAAAATTCCGTTATCGTCATCTCCCGATTTAAAAAACTTAACATCAACATCTGTTTCTAAAGCTTTTTCAAGGTCTGTTTTAACTTGTACTTCGTAATTATGAATAGCTGCATCAACAGTTTGACCCATTTTACACATGTCAAACGAATTGAGATATAATTTAGCTGATTTCGATTCAACCATATATTTTGAATCAGATGAATAGGTGTATTTTAATGTTCCGGCTATAGGTGCTCCATTGTTAAGAATAAAAGTGGCTTCATGGCAGTGCCAGGTATCGTAACCAACAAATTCATTTCCTTTAATGCTCCATCCGTCCCGCGCTAATTTGCGAGGCATTGGGTTGAGTAACGATGAATCGAAACGATCTGTATAAACCGCATAGGAGGCAGAAGACCCTAGCGTTTTTGCTGCTATATCTGTTAAGTTTGTGCTCATTTTTCTAAAATATTTTGTTTATATATAAAACCTGTTGTATTGTCTCTAGTTTGTATTTGAAACCAATTACCAGAATCGCTTATTATAGTTACTTCTACATTGTTTGCAAGTCTTGTTAAAGCTTTTGATTCTGTTGATGGTAATTGTCTTAGATTTGTCCAGCCGTCTGGGTCATATATAACAGCCGTTCTTGTATGACTAAGCTGTTTTTTTTCATTAGTGTGAAACGTTGTATAGATGGAAACAGATGCAGTTGCAATTGCAGCTACACCGGTTAGAGTTGCCCCTATATATTGAAAACTATTCATTAATTCTTTTCAAGATAGTCAGACCGTTATTATTAATATAACGAGCTAAAATTGACCATTCATTAGAATGTTCGTGTAAAAATTCTTCTATAGCAGGCCACAGCCCTTTTGTAATTTCTTCTTGAGGCCATGTTACGTTATTTACA